CAATTCTGCGGTGACTAGATTGACCTGGACAAATTCAAACGAACTGCTCGAAAGGTAGCGCATTTTTGTTCCCATATCAGATTCGCAGTATCCGGCTGCGACCGGTTTCCACTACCGCCCCAATGGAGCGGCACGAGAAATTAATATCCGTATGCTGCCGAATACCGGCTAAAATCAGCCAGCAGTTCGATTTTGCTAGCATAGTGCGGTCCCACGTGCGACCAGCGATCCGCGCCATCTTCCTTTACTAGCACAGACCAATACCCATTGGTGACGCGACAAAATCGCATCTGGGGCATACGGGTTGCGTAGGTTATGCGATTACAGAATGGTTGGTGAGTCATTTTGTTCCCCTTTGGTTATCCCCTGTCTGCAGGGTATGAACAGAGATTAGCGCCTAGATTCAACACAGTCCAATACCGAGTTCTTATGGCCACATAAGCCAATCCTATGGCCCTCGCACGCGTATACTATGGACAAACCCATGATGCCATGCAAAGCCTGCAAGACCGCGCATTCACCGCTGCTACCGTGTTCTGTAGCCAGGCGACTGGCTGCTACGGCGGCCGCCAAGGCATTGGTAGCTAACGCCGGATTGGTAGCTAACGAATTGGTAGCTAACAAGGTGGATAGCGTGCCGATGGTAGCTAACGGACAGGAAATGGTAGCTAACGGCCACGCGATGGCCGTAGCTGGCGCCGAATTGGTAGCTAACGCTGCGCCTCCGACGACGATGGTAGCTAACGCGGTGGTCGCACAGTCTCGGCACGGCGCATACGCTGACGAGGCCCGTCGCCGGATCTACATGGCCAACTACATGCGCGCCTACCGAGCGCGCAAGCCATCGAGGTGAGCCAGGCTACAGGCCGACATCGCTCGCCTGCGAGATCAACTTGCAGGTCAAGCCATCATGGGTAAAGAGGTGAGCCATGACCGCCATCAAGCCTATCGAGCGCGCAAGGCCAGCACATGATCAACCGGTAACGTTACCGCTTGATCCTCGATACAGGGTCAGCGTGAGTACATGCGCGCCTATAGGTCAGCACATGACAAAAAATCAACCGGTAACGTTACCGCTTGATCCTCGCCGCATGGTCAGCGTGATAGTCATAGGCCATCACGCCATGTAAGTGAGTGCTTACTATGAAGTGAGTGCTTACTATGAAGTGAGTGCTTACTACCACCATAAGTTATGCCACGCAGGAGGGGGGGGTATCAAGCGGCAGGCCGGGTGCGGCATTGGAGCCTCTACTGTGACTCTCCCCTCATGTCCATGACTCTGCCCATTACATTGAAGTAAGCACTCACTTATGCTAGGATGCGGTATGGACGCTAAGGCACGCAAGGAATTGAAGGACAATAGGCGCGAAGCTAATAAAGCTGCGTGGGCGGAGATGCGGTCGGCTGATCGAGCTAGAGAGAAGGAAGTTAGTGCTGCGGTGGTTGAAGATGCTGAGGGATGGAAGGAGGGGGGGGTATTTGCTGGTGGGGAGAGGGCTAGGGAAAAGGCGCTTGAGCGGGTAAAAGTAAAAGAGTTGAAGAAGCAGTTAATGACTGCGGATAACGGGAAGAAGATTTTAGAGAAGGTACTGGAGGTTGCCGGGGATGACTCTCATTCTGGGCAAATGGTAGCGTTGAAGATGTGTATGGACAGAATGCTTCCGGTTAGTGCATTTGAAGAGGTGAAGGAGGGAGGGGGGGGTATAACTGTAATCATTGAGAGTTATGGAAAGGATACCCCTTTGCCGGTAGTGTCAGATAATGGGAAAGTGATGAGGGTTAGTTAGTGGCAATTCGCTTACCGAACAATTGGGTTCCTAGGGAGTATCAAGACCCTTTGTGGCGTTATTTACGTAGTGGGGGGTTAAGGGCGGTAGTGAATTGGTGTCGAAGGAGTGGCAAGGACGCGGTAATGCTGCATCACATGGCGTGTTCTGCGCATGAGAGGGTGGGAAACTATTGGTATTTGATGCCGGCCTATGCTCAATGCAGGAAGGCTCTTTGGCAAGCGGTGAATCCGCATACGGGGAAACTTAGGATTGATGAAGCGTTCCCTTTGGAATTAAGGTCAGGGACGAATCAGCAGGAAATGTCGATCCAGTTCAAGAACGGTAGTTCTTTTCAGTTGGTTGGATCGGATAATTTCGATTCTTTGGTGGGTTCTACGCCTGTAGGACTGGTTTTTAGTGAATACGCCTTGAGTAATCCGAGCAGTTGGGGATTTCTTCGCCCTATTCTTCTTGAAAACAATGGGTGGGCGGCTTTTAATTCAACGCCTCGCGGCAGGAATCACTTTCGTGACCTTTTCATGTATGCCGAAAAGACTGAAGGATGGTTCACACAGACATTGACTGCTGAACAGGCGAATATCTTCTCTCCTGAGCAATTGCAATCAGAATTGGACGGGATGGTGGCTGAACACGGTGAGGCGTATGGCCGGTCGCTGTGGCAACAGGAGTACTTTGCTTCATTCGATGCTGCGTTGCCTGGGTCTATCTGGGGCGAGCAGATGGAGACGGCCAAAGCTGAAGGAAGAATTGGAGAAGTCCCCCATGAACCGGAATTCCCTGTATTCACTGCATGGGACTTGGGATTTGATGACGCGACGGCGGTTTGGTTCTTCCAGGTAATACGTGATGAGATCAGAGTTATTGATTTCTTTGAAGCAAACCTGAAAAGCATTGAGTTTTACTCCGACATGCTGAAAACCAAGGCTAAAACACTCAAATACAGCTACGGAATCCACTATTTACCCCATGACGCAAGGCCCCGGACGTTAGCGGCTGGCGGAAAGTCGATCTTGCAGCAGTTAATCAATGCCGAGATCGGGGCATGCCAGATTGTGAAGAAGCTGGATGTGGAAGAAGGCATTCAGGCGGCAAGGGCCACCTTTGGACGCTGCTGGTTTGAAACCAAGAAGTGCGAAATAGGGGTAGATCACTTACTTTCCTACCGAAGATCGTGGGACGAAGAAAAAAAGATGTTCTCTCCCACTCCGGTACATGATAATCATTCTCATGCAGCAGACGCTTTTAGAGGGCTTGCATTGAGTTGGAAAAGAGGTAAGAATGTGGCCGTTACACAGCAATTGAGTGAGCGCTTACTCACAGGCAATACCGTGGCTCAGACGTGGGGAGCGTTGAAGCAACGACACTTCTCTAAGCTGAAACGGGATCGCGCAGACCGCTTTCACTAAGGATAGAAGATGGATGATTCTACAAAGCAAGGCTCCGAAGTTCGTTATTGGCTCGGAGAGATCGCCGGTGCCAAGAAGCGTGAAAAGACGTGGAGGAAAGACGGCGAAGAGATCAACGACATCTATTGCGGGAAGAAGAACAACGAGATCCCGTTCAATATCCTGTTCAGCAACGTAGAAACCCTTCTGCCTGCTCTTTTCTCGCAAACTCCCCGTCCGGTGGTAGTTCGCAGGTTCAAGGATGAAGATCCGCTAGGGAATGCAGCTTCTAAGGCTGCTCAGAGGATGCTGGAGTTCCTCTGCGATACCAATGTGGAAGGATACGAGACATTCGACCAGTCCATGCGCTTTGCGACCCTAGATGCTTTATTGCCTGGGCGCTGCTTAACATCGATCAAGTACGATGCTGAGAGTACTTACCCCACCCCTCCTGAAGAGGGTGAAGAAGAGGGAGTTCCTGTAGTCCAGTGGGAACAGGTCTGTACGGATTCCCGTAGTTGGAACAAGGTGTATTTCGGCTATGCACGCAAGTGGTCGAAAGTTCCTTGGTTGGCTTACGAAGAATACATGGACGAGGAAGAAGCCGAAAAGATGTTCGGCAAGGAAGCCGCATCCAAGATTACCTATACCAAGGGTGAAGAAGAGGACGACGAAGAGGACGAAAGCGGTACTGGCGGTCGAGATGACGCCGAAGATGCCCAAGGCGGGCGTAAAACGGCTCTCGTCTATCAGATTTGGGACAAGACTGGCGGTAAGGTCATTCGCTACGTCAGCCCTCAGTACGCTGATGGGTATCTCAAGGTCGATGACGACCCCCTTGGTTTGACTGGTTTCTTCAACTGCCCGCGACCGCTACAGTTCATTGAGAAGTCGAACGACCTCCTTCCTGTCGCAATGTACAAGCTGTACGAGAACCAGGCAAAGGAACTCAACCGGATTACGCGCAGATTGAATCGGGTTATCGAGGCCATCAAAGTAAGAGGCGTCTATGACGGATCGCTTGGCGAGGAAATCGAGAAGGTACTGAAAGAGGACGACAACGGTTTAGTCCCTACAGACAAGAGTTCTTCTTTGGCGGCAGAAGGTGGGTTAGAGAAAGCCATCTGGTTCATGCCGATAGAGAAGTTGATCGTCGTGGCGACCAATCTAGTGCAAGCTCGTGAAGCTTGTAAGCGAGTCATCTACGAAATTACTGGAGTCTCTGACATTATTCGTGGTCAATCGGTTGCCTCTGAAACCCTTGGTGCTCAAAAGATCAAGGAATCATGGGGGACGATGCGATTGAAGCGATTGCAGAAGGAAGTGCAGCGCTACACCAGAGACGTTCTTAGAATCATGGTTGAAATTGCCGCTACCAAGTTCTCTGAGAGAACCTGGGCGCAAGCTACCGGACTTCCATTCACCACAGAAGAACAAGCTGCACAAGCGCAAATGATCGTCCAGGCGGCTCAAATGCAAGGTCAGCAACCAGACCAGCAAGCGATGCAAGCCCTTCAGTCCCCTATGTGGAAAGATGTGCTCGGTCTGCTCCGTGATGACATGCAGCGTTCTTTCCGGGTGGATATTGAAACCAATACCACGATTGACGTTGAGGCTACCGAAGATCAGAAGAACATCGGTGATTTCATGAACGCAATGGGCCAGATGATGGCCGGCCTGACCCCGATGGTTGAGAAGGGCGCGATGACCTTTGAGGCGGCGCAGTCAATCCTGCTGGCTGTGCTGAGAAGGTTCCGCTTCGGGTCTGAGGTCGAAGATCAATTCAAGGCCATGAAAGCACCTCCTCCCAAAGATGACGGCAAAGCGGCCGAAGCGCAAGCAACCATGCAATTTGAACAACAGAAATTGCAAGGCCAGATGCAGCTTGAGCAACAGAAATTGCAAAACGATATGCAGCTTGAGCAAGCCAAACTCCAAATGGCGCAACAAGTAGAGACAGCCAAGCATGAAAGAGAAGTGCAGTCGGCGCAAGACAAGATGAACATCGAGATGCAGAAACTTCAGCTAGATCGTGAGATGCAACTACTTACGATTCAGGCGAATAGAGAAGCTGAATTGGCGAAGATGCAGTCACAAAGAGAGACTGAGAAGATCAAGATGAAGCTTCAATGCGATACAGAAGTCATGAAGATGAAGATGAACCAGGAAACTGAAATGCACAAAGCTTCAGAGCAAGTATCGACTCAAGTGCAGATCGCCAGGATTGGCAAGCAGAACGAAGATAGCGGTAAGGATGTGAGATAAAAATGCCTCTTTACGCATATTTATGTTCCAAAGGGCATAAGTTCGACCGATTCCTAAAGTTGGCTGATTACGCTCAACCCCAGGCATGCAAATGTGGGGAGGCGGCTGTAAAGCAACTAAGCGCCCCCTCATTCCAGGTCGATTCACCTGCTTATGTATCCCCTACGACGGGCAAATTAATCAGTAGCCGCGCACAGCGAAGAGAGGATTTAGCCGCTTCTGGGTGTGTTGAATACGAACCAAGCATGGTTCAGGAACAGCAGAGCAGACACGCAGCAGAAGATGCAGCTTTGGACAAGCAAGTGGATGAGCACGTGGAAAAGACAATTTACGAGATGCCCACAGATAAAAGAGAGCGTCTTGTTTCCGAACTTGAACAGGGTATTGACACTACGGTTACGCGGGTTTAGTATCCTTAGCGTGTAAGTAAGCACTTACTTTTGGAGGAAGCATGGCTGAAAATGAAGTAACAGAAGTTTCGCAAGACGTAAGCAATGAAGTTGAAGCTCCTGAAATGGATATTGATTCCAGTTCCGATTCGCTTGCGAATGACCTGTTCCCCGATTTCAAGGCCGAACCAGAGGACGAAGATACTGTTGATGACGTAATAGACGGCGCCACAGAAGATAAAGTATCGGACGACGTTGAAGAAGTAGCTGCCACACGAAACGCACCTCAATCGTGGAAGAAAGAAATGCACGAAACATGGGCGAAACTTGACCCATCTGTTCAAGACTACGTTGAACAGCGTGAAAAGGAAATGTCTGACGGGGTTGAGCGAAACAACAGCGACTCCAAGCTTGGACGGGTAATGCGTGACACTATGGCCCCTTACCAGGCCATGCTACAGGCCCAAGGGGTAGATGAACCCCGCGCAGTCCAGGCCCTGCTGAACGCTCACTACAAGCTGACAAACAGCGATCTGCCGACGAAAACGGCTTATTTCTCGCAACTGGCGCAGTCTTACGGCATTGACATTGGCAGTATGAATGCCGAACAGCCGATTGTTGATCCGACCGTAAAAGCCCTTCAAGACGAACTGAATGGCATCAAACACACCATTTCGCAAAGTCAGCAGACAACGCTGAATGAAACGAAAACCCGCGTTGCAAAGGATGTTGAAGCATTTGCATCTGACCCGGCGCACCAGTATTTCGATGAAGTGTCTGGTGACATTGTTACGATGATCCAGGCCGGACATGAACTGAAAGACGCCTACGAAAAAGCAGTGTGGGCAAATCCTGTCACTCGCCAGAAGGAAATCGCTCGACTCCAACAAGAGCAAGAGCAATCAATCCGGACGAAGGCGAAGCAGGAAGCAGAAACGGCCCGTAAGGCCGCAGCATCAAACGTCAGAAATCGTGACACCCGTAGGGCTCCACAAGAGCCGAGGGCTTCGATGAGAGACTTGGATAGTGCCATGCGTGAAACCATGCGCGAGATCAAATCACGATACTAACCCTCTTGAAAGGAACCTACCATGCCAAGCCCTAACAGCACATTCACGGAACTGGTCACCTCGACCTTTCGTAAAGTTCGCAAGGATGTCAAAGACAACCTGTCGAACCGCAACGCGCTTCTGAAGCACATCTACAAACGCGGTAACTATCGCAAAGAAGATGGTGGCCTCACCATTAACTGCCCACTGGATTACGCCGAAAACAGCACCTACCAGCGTTACAGTGATTGGGATTTGCTGAACATCGCCCAATCCGATGTGATCTCTTCTGCTGAATACCAGTGGCGTCAGATCGCGGTCAACGTGGTTGCCTCCGGTCGTGAGAAGCGCATCAACTCCGGCGACTCGCGTATTTTCTCCTTGGCAAAAGCCAAGATGAAGAATGCGATCCGCACCTTCAACAACAACTTCTCAAACGACCTGTATTCGGATGGCACAGCCACGAACCAGATCAACGGCCTTCAGGCTTTGGTCAGCGACTTGGGAACCGGCACTGTCGGCGGCATCGTTTCCGGCACTTACACCTTCTGGAAGAACAAGGTTTTCGATTGTTCTGCCAGTTCGGTGACTTCCAGTGCAACGACCATCGAAAATTCGATGATGCTTCCGCTGTGGCTCACTCTTGATCGTGGCCCGGATGACCAGCCTGACCTTATCGTCATGGATAGCGTCTATTACAAGTATTTCGAGGCATCACAAACCAGCATCAAGCGGTACATGAGTTCCGAATCCGCCAATGCCGGTCTGGTCAGCCTGAAGTACAAGAACGCAGACGTTTATTTCGATGGCAACTCCGGCATCCCTTCCAGCCACGCCTACATGCTGAACACCAACTATCTGGAAATGGTGGTTCACAAGGATGCAGACATGGAAGTCATGGACTCAATGCGCCCGATCAACCAGGATGGCGACGTGATCCCCATTCTTTGGATGGGCAATCTGACTCTTTCCAATCGGGCGCAGCAAGGCGTCATCGTCGAATAACTCTCTCGAAAGGAGAATAACTATGGCTTACTCTGCTTACACACTCGCCGGCGCGCAACCTATCGCCACTACAGAGACTGCTGCAAAGCATGTTCTCGGCACCATCGTTCGAGGTAGCGACCCTACCTATGGCGAAGGTGAATTCATTTACCTGTTGGGTGTTGTATCGACGGTCGTTGGTTCGCTGGTGAGTTACAACGCCACCACTTACCAAACGGCTTTGTCGGCAAACACCGTATCCCTGTCCCGCCCGGTCGCCGTCGCAATGTCGGAAAACGTAGCGGGAAGTTTTGGCTGGTATCAGATCAGCGGCCTTGCCGTTGTGAAGAAAACAGCCGTAAAGGCTGACCCTGCCGTTAATGCACAACGTATCTACCAGTCTGCAACGGTGGGGCGCGTAATGCAGACTTCGGCGGCCGGAAAGTGCATTCTCGGAGCGGCTCGCGCCAATCTGACAACTGTTACTTCCACCACGTCGACGGTTGTACTGCTTATCAACCGGCCCATGCAACAAGGCCCGATTACCTAATCGGTATGTTTTACCTGCCCATTCTTCGGAGTGGGCAGCATAAAACACACGGAGGAAGAATGCTCAACGTCATTACGCTGAACGTCGGCAACTATCAGGGGCGGGGCGTTGAATACACCAACATCCTGCATGACTCAGTACGAAGAAATCTCCCGGAAGGATTCGAGGGGCGATTTATCGTATTCACCGACGAACCGCATGGTTACAACGCGGGGATCGAAGTAAAACAGGTGGGTGAGTTTGCCTTGAATGGCTGGTGGAACAAACTGGCACTGTTCGCTGACGGACTTTTTGCGGATGGTGATCGGATCGTGTATCTCGACTTGTCAGCAATCATCACTGGCCGTCTAGATGCGCTGATGGAATACCGTGGGGACTTCGCTATCCTTCGTGACTTCTACCGCCCGGATGGGCTTCAATCTTCCGTAATGGCATGGGAAGCAAACACGATGGAGCATATCTGGCGATCCTATTTACAGGATGGTTGCCCGATGGTTGATCCTGGCGGCGATCAAATGTGGATCGAACGCACAGAACTTGAATCCGCCACAAGGCTACAAGAGGTTCTCCCCGAGATGTTTGCCTCGTACAAGGTTAGCGGAATGAGGGTTCCAGCGAAAGCCAGTGTCGTCGTATTCCACGGAAGCCCGAAACCCCATCAAGCCGGGGGGTGGGTTGATTTGATCTGGAAGATTGGGGGGATGTGTCGGTCAGAGTTGGATGCGGTATGTAACACCAATAAGGAGTCTATCCTCGCTAACGTCCGGTCAGCATGTTCGCATGATCTGCCGTGGTTTGAATTTGACTACAGCAGGAATTCCAATTCCGTTTGTATCGTTGGTGGCGGGCCTTCACTTCGAAACACCATTGAACGGGTTCGCATGCGCAAGCAGGCGGGGGATATTGTGTGGTCGTGCAACGGAACGCATGACTATCTGGTGAATAACGGAATCGTTCCCGATGCTCACTTCATGGTTGATGCGCGTGAAATGAACGTGGAATTCGTCCGTAATCCAATTCAGGGCGTGAAATACTACATCGCATCAATGTGTCATCCGTCCGTATTTGATGCTCTCCAAGGCCACGATGTCACAGTGTTTCACTGTAATACCGAAGGCGCTTACGAACTGCTGAAAGACGAGAAGGAGAAGCCAGTATATCTTCTTGGCGCAGGGTCTACCGTAGGCATGAGGGCGTTAATGATGGCCGACCTGATGGGGTATCGAGACATTTCCCTGTTCGGCATGGATGCCTGCGTCACCGATTTCCATCATGCGTATGTGCAACCGCAAAACGATGATGATGTAATCATTGACGCCGTGTATGGTGACAAGTCCTTCCGTTGCGCGCCGTGGATGATCGGCCAGGCAGAGGATTTCATTGCATTCGCCTCGCGCTTTTCTGGAAAGTTATCCGTGGCCGGGGATGGGTTTCTTGCCCACATTGCTTCCGAAGGGATAGATGAAAGCGCTGCCGATTCACGCGCAAGAGAAATTCTTGATCGAATCAAGGTGGAAAATCCGCAAGGTGCTGAAATTGGCGTATTCGCCGCCGACCTGTCTGAACGATTATTGAATCGTCCCGACATGAACTTGCTGATGGTTGATTCATGGGTCGGACAACATCCCGAAGCCTATACTGACTCAGATGACTACCATGCCAATTTAAGCCAGCAACAGCAGGATGCTTTTTACGAAATGTCCAGAAATAGGGTCACTTTCGCCAATGGACGGGCGAATATACTGAGATTGCCTTCCGTTGAAGCGGCTAAACTTGTTCCCGACGAGTCACTGGACTTTGTGTTTATTGACGCCGACCACAGTTACGAAGGCTGTTCCTCTGATATACAGGCATGGCTACCCAAACTAAAGGCTGATGGTATTCTTGCTGGACACGATTACGACAACTCCGAGTATCCAAAGTGGGGCGTCAAACACGCGGTAGATGAGTTTTGTAACGCCACTGGTTACCCGGTGGAACTTGGCGACAACTTCACTTGGTTTATTCGTCTTGGAACTAACCCTTCAAAGGAGACACAATAATGTCCGTTGGTGATATTTCAAACCGCGAAGAGCGCCCTGCATATGTCCGTTTCGAGATGCGTCCCATTGAGGACAAGCCTGCCAGCATCCGGGAAGGGCGCTATGTAGCTAAAGACGTTGCCTTTGCGCTTGTTACGCCCCCTTATTCCAAGGATTGCGTGGAGTACAAGGTGGAACAGTGGCTGGCGAACATGCAGCGAAATATCCAGGATGGACGGATCCCCGATGCGTGGGCAAAGCAGTGGAAAGCCGCTTACGAGGCGTGGAGAAACGGCCAAGCGGTTCCTTTGAGCGGAACCCCCATCAAGGGATGGGGGGTTATCTCCCCCGCGCAAGAGGCTATGTTGATTGCCATGCAGTGTCTCACGGTGGAAGATTTAGCCGCTGTCAATGATGAAGGTCTGCGCCGCCTTGGGATGGGAGGGGTTGAACTTCGAGGTAAAGCCAAGACGTGGCTTGAATCAATGAATAATCATGGGGCAGTAACCGTTAAAATGGCCGCTATGGAACAAGAGAACCGCACCCTTAAGGCGACGTTGGATGGGCTTATGGCTCAGGTTGAATCCCTGAAAACCATGATTCCACGACAGGCCGCCCCCGTATATCGTGAAGAAGATGAAATCACTGCATCGGACATTCTTGAAGATGACCCCGATGTCGTGGAAGATGCTCCGGTAAAACGCAGGGGTCGCCCCCCGAATCAGCCTCGTCCTTAAACTGAAGGAAACGCCATGTCCCTACTCACTATAATTCAGAACTTCTGTCGTCGGCAGAACGTCCCCGTTCCGGCTACGGTCTATGGGACTACAGACCCGCAGATATTACAGGTCATGGCGCTACTTGAGGAAGAAGGAAACGACTTGTCCGGTCGCGGATCCTGGGAGGGGATTACCTTCGAGGCGACACTTTCCACGCTTGCTGCTGAGGATCAAGGGGCGATGGCGACGATTGCCAGTAACGGATACCGCTACATCAAGAACGGGAGTATTTGGGACAGGACGACCAGACTCCCTGTCAATGGCCCGGTAGATGCCAATGACTGGCAGGCAATCAAAGCACTGGCAATTACCGGCCCCCGCTACCAATACCGTATCCGTGGCGGCAAATTGCTTGCCACTCCAAATCCCCCCGCAGGGAATGACTGGCGCTTCGAGTACGTCTCGCATAACTGGATTCTGGGTGCCAATGGCGTGACCTATAAGCAGTATTTCACGCTGGACACCGACACCATGCTTCTCCCTGAAGCCCTGCTAATGATGGGGCTGCGGTGGCGGTGGCTACGCGAGAAGGGGCAGGATTACTCTGAACTGTTCCGCACCTACGAGATTCAGGTCAATGCCGCTCTCAGTCGTGATGGTGCTAAGAAAACACTAAACATGGGTGATGCAGCAAGCCGCGCACCCTTGCCGGGGATGTTCGTTTCTCCGGGGAACTGGATATGAGAACAC